AATCTAAACGATGGATTATTAGTTTTTCCAATATAATATTTGCCTTGCTCTAATTGTAGCGCGTATATGAATACCATTGTTGTTTGATTATTAATAAATATCTGTATCTTTAAATCAATTTTAAAGATGTGTGTAAAAAATTGAATTAAATTGTAGTCATAAATTTGTGACATAACAGTATGACAATTTGTGCGAATGAAGATTGCAAAAAGAAAGCGTCATTTAATGTGCCAGGTGAAAAAGCAAAAGCAAAATATTGCGGAGACCATAAAACAGATGATATGGATAATTTAATAAATATTAAATGTAAGTGTGGATTAGGACAACCAAAATGGAATTACGTTTGGTTAAAGCCTGAGTATTGCGGCAAATGTAAAAAAGACGACATGATAGAACAATATAGAAAAAAATGTTCTTGCGGTATTGCGAGGCCGTGTTTCAATTATCCAGGTGAAAAAGCGGAATTTTGTAATACTTGCAAATCTATAAATATGATTAACGTTTTAGACAAAAGATGCGAGTGTGGTAAAGCTACGTCACCGTTATATAATTTTGAAGATTTGAAAGGTAAATTTTGTGTGGAATGCAAAACGGAAGGAATGATTGACGTTAGAAATCCGGTATGCGCATGTGGAAATAGAATGAATTTTAACTACGATGGATTAAAACCCAAATATTGTAAGGATTGTCTCGTTGAAGGAATGATAGACGTTACACACGATAGATGTTTAATTTGTAAAAAATCTCAACCGACATTTAACTACGCCGGTCTTCAACCGAAATATTGCGCAAAATGCAAAAATGACGATATGGAAAATGTAAAACAAGTATTATGTGCATGTGGGAAAGCGCAACCAACTTTTAATTTAGAAGGGCTACAAGCGAATTATTGTGCGAGTTGTAGAACATCTGACATGACAGACGTTCGTCACAAAAAATGTAAAACTTTATATTGCGATATACGTGTTGAAGACAAATATATGGGTTACTGTCTAAGATGTTTCATTTATACTTTTCCAGACAGGCCTGTAGCAAAGAATTACAAGACAAAAGAAGTATCAGTTTCGCAACATGTTTTATCAATATTTCCAAATTTTACTTGGTTATCTGATAAAACTATCCAAGATGGTTGCTCTTTAAAAAGACCCGACTTATTTTTAGATTTAGGTTATCAAGTTATTATTGTAGAAATAGATGAAAACCAACATAAAAGTTATGATTGTTCCTGTCAAAATAAACGAATAATGGAAATTTCTCAAGATGTAGGGCACAGACCAATTGTATTTATTAGATTTAACCCTGACGCATATATTATGAATAACGAGATCGTTTCAAGTTGTTGGGAATTAAACATTAAAGGAATATGTGTAATAAAGCCTTCTAAAAATAAAGAATGGATTAGCCGAATAAATATTTTGCAACAGCAGATAACATATTGGACTACACCTGAAAATAAAACTGATAAAACTATAGAAGTTGTTCAGTTATATTATGACCAAAATAATTAATAATTTATGGCGTATAATATTATATTTTTTTAAATATAATAAATATATGACTTTAGAACTTAAAAAATTTGATATGAAAAATATTTCTTTTAAACCGTCAGAAAACAAGGGACCCGTCGTGGTCTTAATTGGAAAACGCGACACAGGAAAAACGTTTCTCGTGCGCGACCTGCTCTATTATCATCAGGACATTCCGATCGGAACGGTGGTTGCAGGTACGGAGGAGGGCAACGGATTTTACGGGAAGTTGGTGCCGAAGTTGTTTATCCACAACGAGTACAACACTGCAATCATAGAGAACATTTTGAAGCGTCAGCGCCAGGTGCTGAAACAGGTGCGCAAGGAGATGGAGACATTCAAGCGAAGTACGATAGATCCGCGCGCATTTGTGATCCTGGACGACTGCCTTTACGACAACACTTGGACGAAAGATAAGATGATGCGTCTTCTCTTCATGAACGGACGGCATTGGAAGATCATTTTAATCATCACAATGCAATATCCTTTAGGCATTCCGCCCACATTACGCACTAACATTGATTATGTTTTTATATTAAGGGAAAATTACCTAGCGAACAGAAAACGCATCTACGAAAATTATGCCGGAATGTTCCCCACTTTCGAGTCGTTTTGTCAGGTCATGGACCAATGCACCGAGAATTATGAGTGCTTGGTGATAAATAACAACGTAAAATCCAACAAATTGCACGACCAAGTGTTCTGGTACAAGGCGGACAGCCACGGGGACTTCCGTCTCGGCTCAAAAGAGTTCTGGGAATTGTCAAAAGACATGGGTTCCGACGACGAGGAAGAAAAATACGACCCTAATTCCAACAAAAAGCGCGGGTCTGGGCAGAAAATCAGCGTGAAAAAGACCAAATGGTAAGAAAAGCGCTTTGGGTATACCCAAACTTTTTACAAAATAAAAATTGATTTAAAATTATATTACATTTTGTTAAGCAAAACACAGCATAATGAGCGAATTCACAAAAGATTTAGACGATTTGTTGCATTTATCAAGCCAAAAAGTTCATTTAGTTAGTCATTTAAAAAAAAATTACAGGGAAAATGTTCATTACGTTAGTTTAAAATGCAACGCAAAATCTAAGCAAAATGGCGGTCAAAATAAAATTACATTTATGCTTACCGAAAAAGCATTTGAATTATTACAAAATTCATTTAATTTGCGCAACAGATACATAGTTGATGTTAGTGATAGCGTAAAATGTATAAATATTAGCATGTGCATTGAAAACCAAACTATTGGATTTATCGCAAACGCTTATGGTAACAGTTTAAACATAAAAAGACAATACGTTATTGGAAAATATAGAGCTGATTTGTATTTTATTGACCATAAATTGGTAATTGAATGTGACGAAAACAATCACGATGATAGAGACCCGGAAAAAGAGAAAATAAGGGAAGAATATATTTTATCATTGGGCAATAAAATGATTAGATATAATCCAAACGATGTTGCATTTGATTTATCAAACGTTTTACGAGATATTAATGCAATATTATTTAGTAAGTTATAAACCGCTTTTATAAGTTCTGGTTTAATATATATAAGCGCTAAAAGTACTTAAAGACAACGCTCTATACATATATATAATAAGATGCAAGAGTTAAACATCATTGAACTTATTGAGAGCAATCCAATCACAAAGTTATCCCAAGTGTATAATGGCAAATTATTGAACAAAATTCAGGAGAATTTTACGGGGTTTGAGCAACAATTGTTTGTTAGCAGTTTTTTTTGCTATTTAAATTATGACAAAAATATTGATTTTGTTGTTGATTTAGATAATGTGTGGAAGTGGTTGGGGTTTTCAACAAAGCAAAAAATAGAATTATTATTAGAAAAACATTTTAAGATTGACATTGATTATAAAAGTGCATCATTTTCAGTTCAAGAAAAAGCGCTTAACCAGGCGGTTAAGCAACAAAAAATTAATGGCGGTCAAAATATAAAAAAAATAATGTTAAACATCAAGTGTTTCAAATCCCTCTGCCTAAAAGCGCAAACAAAAAAAGCATCAGAAATCCACGAGTATTATATGAAAATGGAAGAAGTGTTGCAAGAAATAGTTGAAGAAGAGACTGACGAGTTGCGCATACAGTTGGAACAAAAAGACACCATTATTTTAGATATTAAAAATGCAACAGAGAAAGAAACGCACAAATTACAAAAAGAAAAACGTATCGCAGTAGAGCAAGCAACAATTGCGCAATTCCCGCTCAACACTGAATGCATATATTTTGGCACAATTGACAACACTAACGAAGCGGGCGAAAAACTGATTAAATTCGGTCACACAAATGATTTATCAACAAGAACACTAGACCACCACAAAAAGTACAACAATTACATTCTTGTCGCCGCGTTCAGAGTTCAAAACAAAGTTGAAATAGAGAACCTCATTAAAACATATCCCAAAATCAAAAGGCAAATTCGTTGCATTGAAGTCAATGGGAAAAATAAAACTGAAATCATTGCTTACGACAGCACGAATTTTACGATTGACCGGTTGTCAAAACATATTAAAGACATTATTCACGCAAAAACGTATAGCATAGATAACTACAACCGATTGTTAAAACAGGTAGAAGAATTGGAGAATGAAAATAAAGAATTGCGCGAACATCTTGCAAAAGCCGACGAGACGATAACAAAAAAATCACTTGAAAACATTGAGTTAAAAGAACTGATAGAAAAACAAAAAGCAACTATTGAATGTGCCAAGGTTGAGAACCAATCAGTTTATCATAACGTGGTTTATCAGAACGAATTGTTACCCGACGACGAACTAACAAAATCGTTTAATGATTTTATTGACGCTATGTGTATCGTGCATAATAGCGTGGAAGCATCGTCAACGGATATGGAAGGGCAGTATCGCATTTGGTGCAAAACCAAACCCAAAAAAGAAACATTCCATGCGTTAAAACATTATTTGGACACTAGATTTAAACCGGCAAGAATAACAAAACAAGTAAAGGATCAACTTGTTCATGGATACATTGGCGTGCAACTTAAAGAAATCGTTTATAAAAAGAAATCGCTAGCAGAGAATGATGTGGAAACATTCGCGTTTCAGGTGTGCAAATTCTCACCAAGCGGGAAAATCTTGAATTCTACATTGATTGAAGAGTATCAGAGATGGAAAAAAAGTG